GCGCAAAAGTCACCGGGTCGCGCACCAGCAAACCCGGCTGGGGGACAAGGGTCGCGGTCTTGGGCATCAGGGCACCTCCGGGGGCGGCAGACGGGTTTCGTCCACCATGTCAATGGCCCCGTCCGGTGGGGCCAGGTCGTAGTCAGCGTGGAAAAGCAGGAAGTCATCGATGCTTCCGGCCAGGTCTTCGCGGGGCATGGCGTAATCGATATCAAAGTCCAGCCACAGCCAGCCCACGGGCCGGTCGCCGTCGGCGTCGCGGGTTTTTTCGGTGGCGCTGTAGCGCGTGTCCTGGGATAGGCCGCCCTGGCGGGGGTCGGCTAGCACAATGCGCTCCACGGCTAAAGCCAGCACGTCCAGAAGCAAGTCCAGGTCCTCGGCGGTATTCGCCTCCACCTGGGCCTCCACGGTGAGCGTCAGCACCCGCTTGTCCATGTCCTGGTAATACTCGCCGTCGCTGCGCTCCTTGTCGTCGTAGACCAACAGCGCCGGCAGCAGCTCCACATGCGATGGCAGCACCCGGCCCGGGAAGACCCGCTGGCCAGCCGGCGTGGCGTAGAGGGTTTCTTTGTCCACCACCTTGCAGGCCTTCAAGCGGCCAACGATGGCCTGGCGAATCAGGGTGCGCGGGTGGGTTGTTTGGTTCATGGCTTGATCCTATGCAGGGGGCAAAGCACCAGGCCGCCGCCCATTTCATGCAAGTCAGCGATCTTGAAGCGCCCGGCGGGCAACTCAATAACCCCGTCGCGCTGCGGGCCGCCGTCCGGGAAGTGAATGCGCAGCACCCGCACCGCCGGGGCGGTGCTGGTGATGGGTACGCCGGAGCGCGTCTCTTTGACGAACTGGTGGGCCTCATGCCACACCGCCTTGGCCCCTGGCGCGCAGGTGGCTGGCGCGGGGGATTCAGGCGGGTAGTAGACAAAAGGCACCCCCAGCCGCCCCACCACGGCGGCGGCGCAGATTGCCGCGTAATCAGGCATGGCATGCGCTCTGTTTGGATTTCGCAGGGGAGGGGTTTACCCCCGCCCGTCTTTGGTTCGGCGCGCCGAACGCGCTGGCTCTAGGCGTTCTTCTTGCCGCGCACCAGCACGTTGGGGCGCAGGCAGATGGGCAGGGGGTTGGACTGGGTATGGAGGCCCAGCCAACGGTTCAGTTTGGGGTCGGCGAAGGGCTTGCTGTACATGGGCAGGCCCTCGGTGCCCACGGTCTCCAGGAAGTCAGCGGGGGCGCCGTAGGTGCGGAAGGTCTGGGCGGTGCCCATGGGGAAGAAGCGGGCCTCGTCGCTGGGGATGAAGCGCTTCACGTTGCCCTCGAAGTCGGCGGCCTCGCCAGGGTAGACCTCGAAGAAAATGCCCTGGTGCTTGAAGCCCTCGCTCAAGTCGTCCCGCAGGGGGTTACTGCCCTGGTAGAACTTGTAGGCGTCGCGCACCTTGGGGTGGGCGGTTAGGAAGTCGTAGAAGTCCTCGCCGCAAAGGGCATGCACGTAGGTCTTGCTGTCGCCGCGCAGCTCCTTGCTGATATGCCGCGTCACCTCGCGGCACTTGGCGTCCACGTCGGTGGCCTCGGTGGTCAGCGCGAAGTTCACCACCTTTTCGCTGATGGCAAACTCGGCAAACAAGTCCAGGATCACCGCGCCGGTCACGTCCAGCACCTTGCCCTGGAGCGCGCCGTTGCGCAGGAACTCCAGGGTGATGAAATGCTTCAAGGCCAGGTCCTGCTGCTTGGAGGTCAACAGCTGGGCCAGGGCCACGTTGCGGTCGGCGGCGCCGAAGGCCCGCACGCGCTCCAGGTCCTCGGCCTTTATCATGTCGTCCAGGGGGAAGTGGGGGATGCTGAAATAGCGCAGCTGGCGCTTGCCGCCCTGGTTAAGGTTGGGCTCGCCGCCGCGCGGCTTGCTGGGGATGATGTTCAGCACCCCGTTGTTGATCTCCACCGCCACCAGCGGGCTGGTCACCCCCTTGAAGGGGAACAAGCCCAACTGATTCAGGCGGCCGTAGACGTTGGGGATGATGTTGATGCTGTCGGTCAACGCCACGGTGCTGAAGGCGTTGTTGTTCATGATGTCAAGCAACAGGGTATCCATGGGCTTAAGCCTCCTCCCGGGTGATGATGCCCAGGGCCTTGAGTTGGGCACACGCGGCGGTTTTCTGGTCGCTGGTGGCGCCGGCCGGCCAGGCCAGCTTGGAGGCCGCGATAACCGCGTCGCGCACGATGGCCACGCCCTGGGTGTCCACGCCATTGGGGGCGGTCACCTTGGCCAGGAGCAGGCCGGCGGCCTGCTGGCTGCCGTCCAGGGCCGCGAAATCCACCGCCTTGACCTTGCCCGAGCCAGCGGCCACGGTGACCGTAAACTTGTCGCCCACCACGAAGTCAGCCGTGCCGTCGGCGATGGTCAGGTTGATGTGGTCGCTCAAGTAGGCCACGGCCACGGTCAAGTCCTTGGCCAGGCGGTAGCCGTCGGGGTCTTCCACCTTGAAGACGCCCCCGTTGGCCACGGCGGTGATGCAGGTCAGCGTGTAGGCGCCGGTCTTGGCCTTGGCGCCCAGGGTTGCCGCGCCGGCCGCGCCGTTGCCGGTGTTGCCAGCCACCGCCGCCACCGTGGCCGCGCCCTTGGCTATGCGGCCCAGCACGCTGCCGATCTCCAGGACGCGGGCAGCGCCGGCGCCGGCCAGCACAATCACCGCCTCGCGGCTGTAGCGGCCTTCGGCCTCCTGCTTGACGATATCGCCCAGGTAGTTGCCTTCGTTAAGCACGGGCGTCATTTAACGCGCTCCCTTCTGGCCGTGGTCCAGGCCCAGGCTGCGGGCCATGATTTGGCTCATGAGGTTGACGGCAGCACCCTGGGCCAGGGCCTGGGGCGCGTCCGGCCCCACCTGGGGCTCGGGGATGCCGGCCATGGCCTGGGCCAAGGGGCTGGCGGCCATCTTGGGGGTGCCAGCCAGGATTTTGCCCACGGCCTCGGCGTCCATGCCGGACTCCAAGGCCAGGCCCCGGGCCACGGCCTCGCGGCCCGCTGACTCGGGGTGGTTAAGGATGGCCGCGATACGCCCGCGCTCGGCGGTCATGCCAGCGGCTTGGCCAGCCTGCTGGCCCTCGGCCCTGGCCGCGTCCAACGCGGCGGCCTGGGCCTGGGCGGCGGCCTGCTCGCTGGCCGCCTTCTGCTCTTCGTTTGCCATAGGATTTACTCCCTCGACTGGGTTGTGGTTGCGGGCGGCGGCTGGTATTGCCTGGCCACCCGTGTATTGCGTCTGTATCTGTGCCACCAGCAGAGTGGCGGCCTTGGTCACCAGGGTCTGGCCGGCGCCGGGGGGTTCCAAGATGGCGTCGGCCAAGCCGGCCTTCACGGCGGCTGGCCCGAACAACAGCCCGGCCTCGCTGCCCCGCACCGCCAGTGGGTCAATGCCCCGGTTGCGGGCCACCAGGGCCACGAACTGCTCGCCCAAACGGGCCACCTCGGCCTGCGCCCAGGTAAAAGCCTCCTTGCTGATGGGGAAGTGCGGGTTGAAGTCGTTCTTGCGCGCCCCGTACTGGAGCACCGTGTATTGCAGGCCCCCCGCCTGGTCCATGCGGGATTGGTCCAGGGCCTGCCAGATCACCCCCACCGAACCCACGTGGCCGGACTCCGGCAACAGCACCCGGCTGGTGGCGCAGGCCAGGGCATAGGCCGCTGAGCAGGCGCTCTCGTTGGCCAAGGCCCAGATGGGCTTGGCCGCGCGGGCCTTGAAAATCTTGTCAGCCAGGGTGAAGGCGCCAGCCGCCTCGCCACCGGGGCTGTCCACCTCCAGCAGGATGCCCCGCGCCCGGGGGTCGGCCAGGGCCGCGTCAAGCCGCCGCTCAATCTCGTTGTAGGACAGCAGGCCCGAATCGGCGTCCACCCCGCCAGCGCGGTGCACCAGCTCGCCGGTGATGGGGATCACCGCTATGCCGTCCTCGGTGATGGCGCCGCAGTATTCGTCGAAGACAGCCCCAGCCCCGGCCTGGGCCTGGGCCGCCATCTCGGTGTCGCCACGGCGCGCCTCCAGTTTGGCCAGGCGGTCCTCGGCCATGGCCGCCGGGGCTTGGCCCTGCATGCGCCCCAGCAGATAGTTGGTTATGGGCAAGAGCCTGCTAGGCTCTATAAGAAGCGGCCGGTTGAAGACAAGGGCCGCCACCCGCGCGTATTTCATGGTTTGTCACCCTCCCCGGCTTGGGCGCGGGCCTATTCGCCGTCGCTGTTCACGGTGCCGTCGCTAGCGCCGCCGCTAGCGCCGCCGCCGGTTCCCTTGTCGCTATTGGCGCCGCCGCCAGCGCGGTTGTCGCCATTGGTGTCGGTGCCGTTGCCGGTTAGCCAGGCGTTGTCCGGGACAGACGACAAGCCGGCGTCCCGTATCAGTTGGTCCTCATACTTGAGCTGCTCCACGACCTCTTCCAGCACCAGGCCCCGCTTGGCCAATTCATCTTCCAGGGTGGAGCGGTGGCCCGCTATGCGCAGGGCCGCGCCTTGTTCTTCCTTCACCGGGTCTATGGCCCCGCGCCCAGCCCCTATCCACTTGGCCCGGCAATAGGCCTGGCGGTTATCGTAAAAGCCAGGGGCCTCCACCTCGCCCAGGTCCACCGCCTCTTCCAGCCAGCATTCATAGGCCGGCTGGCACCAACTGGTGGCCAGCCACTCCCGCCGGCCCAGGAAGAAGCGCCAGGCCTCCAGGAGCGCCGCGCGGGCCGAGGAATAGTTGCTCTTCTGGAAGTTCTTCAACAGCAGCTCGGGCGGCAGGTTGTAACCCGTGCCTATCAGGCCGTAGAGGGCCTCCATCATGGGCGCGAAGGTGCCGCCAGGCCGGCCGGGGATATGGCTCTTGGCCACCTCGCCGGGTTGCAGGGCAAAGATGCCGCCAGCCCGCAGGGCCGCCCGGGCGGCCCGGGCGCGGTTGTCCAGGTTTTCCAACTGGCCGTCGCCGCTGTCGCCAAAAAGCTCCAACAGGCCGTCCTGGCCCAGGGGCGTTTCGATAAACAGCGCTATCATGGCGTTGACGATGGCTGATTGCAGTTCCGTCTGCATGAACTTGTCCAGCATGCGAAACTGCGGCATGACGGCGCTGGCGATGGGCTTGCCCCGGTTCTGGCCGGCCCGGGCCTTGTCGCGGGCGTGGATCAGGCGCGGCCGGCCCCAGGGGGTGCGAGCGGGGATGCGCTCCCACTCGCCCAGCAGGGAGCCGCTGGCGGCGACGGGCATTGTGCCGTAAGCCCCCGTGGGCCGCCGGCGGTCCCACAGGCCCCGGAACCCCGGACCGCCCAGGTTGGCGTCACCAGGGTGGAACTTGCACACCCAATAGGCCACCGCCGCGCCATAGGCGTCAATCTCG